GCAAAATTAACTTTGTTGTTTGAGTTGGTTGAGCTTTTAACTATGTCACGAGTTAAAGTCCAGTTACCTCCGGATGTAAGAGTTCCTTGGCCAACTTCAAAATTACCACTAGAGCTGTCAACAGCACAGTAAAATACTTCATCACCACTAGCATGGACAGAGGCAAATGTTCTAAAACCACCATCAGCCGCTGTACCAGAAAGGGTAAAAGTGCCAGTTCCAGAAGTTGTGGCATCTTGTTTGGTTCTGTCAAAAAACTTGAGAGCCATTAGCCTTTCCTTTTATTTAATTAAGCTATTCTAATTAACGCAGTAGACGCAGCTGGAGCCGGGAAATTAATTGTAAAATCACCAGCAGAGCTTGTTTTATCACTCCCAAAATCTAATACACATACTGCATTATTACCAGATTGACTAAAATTATATATTAAAGCCCCTCTAGCTGTTAATGAACTTGCAGACCAAGTTACATTGCCAAAATCAGTAATAGCTGTAGTACCGTCTAAAGAAGGTGTTACGTTAGTTAAACCTTGTCCACCAGCATTATACGCTGATCCAGCAGTATTCGTGGTTTCGTTAGAGGTAGTATATGCTGTTGTAGTAGCTCCTAAACTTGCTGAGTTAGTATACAACGCACAGTAATAAGTATTACCAGTACCAGTTGATGTTGTAGTGCCACCACCACTTCCATTAGTGAAGTTGTGAAGACCTTGTAATAATTCCTGCTTAAAGGAACTACACATTGCTTGAGTTATTGCCATTCTTACATTCTCCTTATTAAGTCAGCTAACGAACTATGACCTTCTTTCTCAAGAAGGTTAATGACATTAGTTCGATCGCTTTGAACCATTTCTTTCATATAATATACTAATACATGAAAAAGCTGTTGTTGGTAAGCGTTAATTTGTTGTTTTATAATATCAGGTGCTTCACCGCTTACATGAATAATTCTTTCCATTGCCATCTCAGCGACTTCTTCTGGAGTTTTACCTCTGTTTTGCGTTGTTATGACTTTGACATCACCTGTTGTCATTTCTACTTTTTGTGAAAACATTATGTTACCCTCTGCCTTATAATAGTGGAACGATACTCATCGGTACGATTGCGGCCTTCACCAAGATTTTTTAATCTAGATAATGCTTCTCTATATCTATCGTTATAAAGTTTAATAAGATCTGGCTCACCTTTTAAAAAAGTGTAAGCTTCTACCAATGATCCGTAAAGAAGAGCGTTTTGTGCATTTGTTCCTAACCAAGAATTACCTGTTGCTGATGTTGTTATAGACTCAGGTTTGTAATAATAATGAAGCTCGACCTCATAAGCTTGATCAGGACACGGTCCTACAATAAAGGTATTATCGTCCCATAAAGAATAGTATTTTGGAAGACCTTTTACACTAGGATCAGGATTATAGGTTTGAACAAAATTAACATCTTTATTTAATAAAAAATGATGAGTATTGTTTGATATAACACTTAAACTATATGTTGATAAAAAATCTTCTGGTGTTGCTAAATATTTATTAGCAGTTGTTAAGTTACCTGTAGAGTTCTTTCTGTCTAAAGGAAGATCTACTTCAGAAAAAATTCTCTGTTCTGCGTTTTGAATAAAGTTATCTAAATTAGCAATAAATGTAGAACCAGAATCTTCTACAAAATCTTGGATAGCTGCTTTTAATGTTGTGTATGTATAAGCCATTTATTACTCATGTAGTTGTTACTTTTACTGTTCCAATATTTCCATTTATAGAATTAAATCTAAAGCTTGATCCTATCACATTTTCCTCTGTATTGACAAATCCTGGATTTTCCGTTCTTACAACACCATCACCAGCTTCTACATCCATATCTGGTCTTGGTTCATATAAAGCTTCAGGATCAACAGTATTTGTAGGTATTTCTAGTTGAGGTTGTTTAGGTGAATAACATTCAGAACAAGCCTTCCAGTTATTCCATTGTTTTCTTAATTCACTTAATTTATACTGTTGCCCACAAATATCACAAAGAGCAATGGCAAATTTTCCTAATGCATAAGACATTATCTTAACCTATAACTTCTCATGTCTGGAGCTACATTAAACGAAGCTCTAGACTCATCTTGATCAATAGCTCTTCTCATATCATCTTCATAAGCTGCTTTTAACATTTGCATTCTATCAGGAGCTTTTTTAACAGATAACATGTAAGCTAAACCACTAGCAAGACATGGATAAAAACGAAAAGGCATATCAACAGTGTTCGTGGGAGAATCAGCATCGTCCATACGAACTAATCGATTAAATACAATTTGATCAGTACTGTTTTCTGGTGTTGGCCATAAATAAAGTTTAGGATTAATTTGTTTATCTAAAAAATATTGATTAGGTCTAGCTTGATTTTCTTTATCAGGAATGTTTAAAAATTCTGCACGACTTATCATATTCATAGACATATCGCTAGTTTTTCCGTTAACTGTTCTTCTTAAAACTGCATCTAAAACATCAATAGTATCAGCACCAGGCGATATATAATTAGTGCCTTGCGTTAATGTTGTAATTGTTTGTTGAACCGTCCATTGATTAAGACCTCTGTTAGCCCAATCAGCAAACAATAAATTCATAGACCTTTTAGCAGTTTCTAAATCATAACCACTGCGTAACTCTAAACCACATCTTTCATAAGCTTCTTCGATGTATTCTGTTACATTTAATTCAAAGTTTGTTGATCCGCTTAATGTCATTATGTGTACCTTGTTGTCTTTCTTCTATTGGATATAACTTTTCCACATCCTTTGTTTTTTTTACGCTTAGATTTACCACTGTAAGTGCTAGTAAGTTTAGAAAACTGAGAACGACCACTAGCCACCTTCAATAATCCTATCAATTTTACTTTCTATTTTATCAAATCTTCTTAAAACCTGTTCAAGACTATCTTGATAATCTTCTTTAGAAACATATTCTTTAGCTACTTCAACTTTAAAATCATTTATATCTTGTTGTGCTTTATTCATTCTAACAAATAAATTAGCAATAGCATAAGTTCCAGGGGCTATGAGAATGGTTAACCCAACATTCCAGAGTAAATCCATTTCCATTATAACCCCCTAAACTAGGTATAAAATATTTGAGCGTTAGCAATATTAGCGTTAGTCAAAACTCTTAGTCCGTCTTTTAAACGTATTCCTAGTGTTCCAGGAACATACACAGAGTCATCCGCATTTGCTGCTAAAGCATATTCAGTTTTAGTAGTCCATGTGCCGTTAACTTGAGTTTGGATTTTTAAAGTACCCTCACCTCCAGCACCAGCTTCAAAATAAGCACCTTTAAAATAAGCAAAAGTACTAGGTCCTCCAATGTTTTTAACATTCGGAGCTGAAGATTTTGGATTAACTAAAACTTGAGTAGCACTTGCTCCTAAGTTTGCGACTTCAGTTGGTCCAGCCATTTAAGCCTCCTAAACAGTAAATACTTTGCTTTGTGCTTGAACGTAATTTACTACAAGAGTTCCTACACCTGCACCAGCATTAGAACTTAAAAGTCTAATTCTTTTTTTGTTTGTGCCAGTATCTAACCAATTATTTGTTCTAGTAGCATTTGCACCCGGCTCAATATTATCAGTGTCCATTCCTATTGTTCCACCAGCAACAGAAGTTGCAGTAGTTAAGGCTGTTGCATCTACAATTGTACCATCATCCCATCCAAGACCTGCTGTTGAAGCAGCGCCATTCCAAGCTGTTGTTACAAATAATTGAATTGATAAAATTCTGCTAAAAGCAGGGATAACAATAGTTGTTGCTGGAGCATTAGTATTTTGTGTTACAGCAGCAGATTGTGAAACTACTGTAAAACCTACGTCAGCAATATTGCTTTGTACGTTAGTACCTGTTGTTGATTGTACAGGACCTGATTTAATAGGACCTGAAAAAGTTGTCTTACTCATTTTATATCTCCTTTGTCAGTTGAGTGTCTGTCAATCAAAATGATTGTCAAAGTATTTTTATAATATGAAATATCGAATCAAAACACAAGACAAAAAAAAGGGTAGCCGAAACTACCCTTTTCCTCAGAATATTGAGTGTTAATTAAACACCTGTAGAACCATAGATTCCACGAGGATCTGACCACCCGTAGCTGTAACGCTCCCGAGCTTTGTATCTCATATTTCCTGTGTTGAAGTCACCTTCCATAGCTGTTCTTAACGGGCTTCTTTCGAAGTGTTTTAAACCATTAGGTGCATCAGTCATAACGAAGAATGCATCTGGGTCTGTTAAGAAATGGTTAACTACATAACCACCAGGTAAAGCGCTGGTATTTCTCATCGCATTGATGTCATTATCAGCAGTTCCTGGACGCATAGTAGACTCTAATATTCTGTCAGCAACAAATCTTAGTTGTGATGGAATAACGAGTTTTGTACCATTTAAAGCAACAATCATATTTCTTTCGTCAACGAAATTACTAATATCAATTAGTGCGTTTTCAAGAGAAGTTTCATTTAAGTCAGCATTTGTAACTGGCTCATTAGCGAATGTACCGCCGTATGAAAGTGGGTGAGCTGTTGAGCAAAGTTCAACGCCGTCGCCTCCAGTAAATGCATTGTTAAATGCGTTGTTTAAAACGTTAGCCGCTTTAACTTGTTTTGTGTGATTCATAGACCTAGCTAATGCTTTGGTATATCTGTTTGCAAGACGATCATAAAGATTGTCTTCTACAGCTTCCTCAGTTAATGCAAACGCAAGTGCGATTGTTTCGTGAGTATACCTTGAAGTATAAGCTTCTGAAGCAGAGTCGTATTGTACGCCTGCGCCTTCAGCTTTTTCAGCAGCATTGCCGAATCCTACAAGCATTACTTCTTCTTCGAATGCTCTATCAGAAGATTCTGTTTCAAAAATCTCTGCGGATTCATCACCATATCTGGCATATTCAAGTCCAAATAAAGCGTTGAGGCCTGGTTCTAGTTCTTTTGCGAGTTGTGCGCGTGATATAGCCATTTAAACCTCCTATACGCCAGCTGTTCCAGCGGAATACACTGAATTGTTAATAATAACGCGAACATTAGTATTAGCAGTTGACGGATCGTCATTTTCTGGTTCTGTACTAATTTGCAGTGCTTTTAAAGGCAGTCCTGCTGTTGTCGCGCCGGTTCCTACGTCAAGTTCTACATGTGAGATACCAGCTGTTGAACTTCCAACAGGTGAATTATCTACAATATCATAATTTGCAAATAATCCTGATGTTGGGAATGCTGCATCAGCTTGTACTTCATATACAACGTTTGGGTCTGTAATAACAAAGACTTCTATGTCTGATGCTGCTACAGGTTGTTGATAGGTGTTCGCCCAAGTAGGTGTGCCTGTAGTTGGATTAGTATATCTAACTCCATTAAACACGCCAAGAATACGATTTGTTTGACCAGCAGGTACTCTTCCAACTGTTCCCGCAGCAAGAGGTTCTACGAGATCCCCTTGAAAGATGTTGGTATTGTAACCGCTTGCTAAAGTAAATCTATCTTGACCGCCAGTGAAATCACCGCCGCCTACCATTTTAATCGGACGTAAACCAAAGGGGGCATCTTGATTTGCCATATTTTTTTCCTTTTAGTTGTGAAACAATAATTACTTATCGTTTCGGGGTTGACCAAATGATACTTGTGATCTTCTTTCCGGTGCGTCCTTTGGCATTAAAGGGTTATTATCCCTCATCCAGTCATTGTCAACTGCTTCCATTTGTTGTCCAGATCTATCATTATAATATTTGTTTCTCTGGGACCTTAATTCCTCTGGGAATCTTGCTAACAACAAACCTCCTAGTCCGACAATTCCTGCGTGCTTACCATCGGCTACCGGTAAATCAGAATCTGGATACTCATCCGCTCTTACTAATTCAAAACCTTCTTGCATTCGGCGATGGACATTAGATTTATCTTCTTGTCCTAGTGTTTCCGCTCGAATCCAACGGTGAATAAATCCGTCTGGAGCATCCGGGGCGTACAATTTATTAGCTGGCCGCCATTGTACAGGGCGTGTTGAAGCTTTTCTTGTGTCTTTATTCCGTGAATCTCTGTCCGCTGCTTCATTAGCTACAGGTTCATCGATAATTTCTTTTTTAGCCATTTTTAGCTCCTATTCCCTTGAAGTTTTACCACTTCTTTGGCGTATTCCTCTTTCGGAACACCAAGTTTTTTGGCAATCTCCAGTTGGGATCTACTTAATTTAACAGTTTTTGATTTTTTTGCAACTCCTCTTCCACTTGTTACAGAAGCTACAGGTGAGTTACGAGTTGTGCTAGTTTCTGTAAATTCTTCAGTTTCCTTGCCAGCAGCGCCAAGCCAAGGTTTCAAGCGTTTATCCAATTCTTCATAATAACTATCTGAAGAACCGTCAAAACCTTCACTAATAAGATCACTATGAAGACCAATAGCAACACTTGTTAATTTTCTATCATCTCCAAACCATTCATTTTTATCAGCCCATGAAACTGCTTTTGGATCAGGGTCTGGTTTTCTGACTGGAGCTTGAGGTTGAAAGTCTGGTTCAATTGTTTGAGGTTGCTGACTTTGTTGTTTTATACGATTTTTATAAAGTCTAACTCTTTCCTTTTCAATCTCTACTTGAGCCATAGCTGCTGTAGCCGCTGCAATTCTTTTTGGATCATTAGCTTCTGTTGCTTCTTCTAAAGCAGATTTAGCTTGTTCAGCTTGAGAGGACACCCTAGCTTCAAATTCAGTAGCGTAACCAACATCAGTATTATTTACTTTAGACTGTAAAGACTCAGCTTTTCTTTTCATAGCATCTGCATATTCTAAAGCAGCAGCTTCTCTTTCTTCAGCCTCACGCCGTCTTCTTGTTAATTCATTAATACGAGTTTGAGTTTTATTTTTTCTTTTATCTAACTCTTCTTCAGACAAAGATTGTTCTTCTGTAGAATTATCTGAAGTATCTTTTATTTCTACCTCATTAGGATTTTCTTCCTCTTTATTTTCAAGAACAATATTTTCTTCTTCTGGGACTTCGTTTTCTATGTTTTCCATTGTTATCTCCTAAAAGTTTTTTACATCAGCAGGATCTGCTACTGTTGCTAAAATTTCATCATCGTTTAAAATGCGAACTTCAAAATCTTCTAATTTAACTCTAGTGCCTGCATAACGAGCAATTAAAACCCAATCACCTTCTTTACAATAAGGTCCTTCAGGAAATTTATTTTTGTCTTTATAGCAGTTTGGTCCAGTTTTTAACACATAACCAGTAGAAGTAGCTAAAGCTTCTCTTTCTCTTATTTGATCTGGTATGTGAATACCTCCGTCAGTTTTTTGTTTACCTTGATAAGGTACAATCAACATTCTCCAACCCGTAGGGTTTGGAAGTTTTTCTTTTAATGTTAAATTAATTTTTGTAGGATCAAGATATCTATCTTCTTCCTTAACCCACGCTGACTTAAAACCTGATTTTTTTTCTTTTACATATTTATCAGGAACTACTAACTCTTTAACCATCATTGCCATCCATTATGTTCATTATTGACTTAACTTCAGACTCTACATAACTTAGCGATTGCAACTGCCCTACAATATTTTGATAAATTTCCCAATTTTCTACAGAACCTGTTATAAGCTGAGAGGCAAGGTCTTCTTGTCTTTCCCTAACAATTTTTAACACATGCTGAATTACTTCAAAATCTTGCATTAATACATAAGTAGTTATTTGTCTACAAATGTCAACCAAAAACTTTAATATGTAAACCTATTTAGATTTATTGTATAAATTATCAAAAGTAATATTTGAGTCTGTATAGCTTTCGTGTTCTTCGCTACTATGAATTTGTTGACTAGGAATAAAATCTGGCGCACCTTCTCCAGTTTGCCATAATGCAGGATTTGTTACTCTAACCCTGTTGTTTGGCAACGCTACAATATTTCCCTTCCATTTACCTTCTGTCAAATACAATACATGACTTTGTTTATGTTGATCTGGACTGTCTGCTATTTCATGTTCAGTATAATCAACAGTAAAAATATATTTAGCTAAATAAAATTCACCGTCTATTTTTGCATACCAAGGCGATGATGATGTTCTGTCCATAACTATTACTGAATGATGATGAGACATGCAGTCCCAAGGTTGACATAAATGATTTTCCATTCTGTCAGGCCATTCATCCAGTGGTATATCAGCTACTAAACCTTGTATAGGCATTCTAGCCCACATAGCACCACCGTGAACATTTTTTGTTTCATGATCATCG